TATTAAACCCATCCATTAGCAAAGTCCTCCGCATAAATTCTTTCTACGTGACGCTTTTGTCTGGTAGACAAGTCAAACTCACATACATTACCTGTGAAGTCACAGGGCTTACCACTGTTTGGTAATTCAATATCAGGAAGAGCTACGTTCCATACACCTTGGAGATATGTATTGAGCTTATGCATCTCCCTGTAATCCACTACAAAATTATAGTAGTCTTGCTTTTTACCTAGGTGTGCAGTTTGTGTGGAGAACAAGAACTCCATTAGATTGACGTCACCCTTGTACATCTTGATAGTATTGTTAGCAATTACTTCTTCAAAGTTCTCTAAGAAGTAATCAAGAGTACAATCTAGGTTATTCATAGCAACTCTATTCTCATAGAATGTGCTGATAAACCTCTCATATGGATTACGTTTGAGTGCAATCTTTACTTTAGTTCTAGAACGAACAAAGTATGAGTCACGATACCCCCATTCAACTAGAGTCTCGTGTGTCTCACCACGTCCATAGTAATGTTCGTCATCGTTAGATGCTACTGCTTCATCAGTACCGGCAAAGTATAGCCAAGTCCTGAATGCTTCACCACCAGACTTTGGGGATTCGTACAATGTGAATCCCGCATTCCTCTCAATAAAACTGCTCATACTTGGTACTCTGAATTCTTTTTAGCTAAGTGGACGATCTTTGGTTCATACTCTTCCATAAAGGCAGTGAATGACTCTGGATACGCGTAGTTTGGTTGGAGAGTATTTACTAACTCTCTGTTATCCATAAAGTATCTGTTGATCTGTGACTCATCATGCCATACAGCAATGATACCGTTACTCTCATCAGTCTTTACACGATAGTCTAGCTCTTGAACTAGCTTCTTAGCATAATCCATTCTACCACCCCAGACGCATCCTTGCCAATAGACAGAGATATCTTCACCTGCTTTGATATGACATAGTGATGCTGGGTTAGTTTCAAATGCTCCAGGGAACTCATTGTGTGGAGGCATTCCAAGAGCGTGACAAGGATGATGAACACCTGTTAGTGGCTTATCCTTAGTGAAGATCTCTTCAAACTCAACAGTACTTACTACCTGAGTATCTGCATCCATAAAGAGTAAGTAGTCATACTCTTCTAGCTGATCCATAGCGCGGTTGATAATATCAAAGCGATATAGTGTGATGTAAGGGAATGGTAAGTGATCTTGGTTGATGAGTGTAATGTTCTCTGGAAGATCTTCCATCTCTCCATCAGTGAATACAAAGTACTGTTTTTCTACACCGGGGAATAGATTAGCCTCTGCTTTCTCATAGTAACTAGGAAGAAAGTTTAGATACTTTGATGTTCCAATAAAAATAATAGCTACTTTCATAATACAATCCAATCTCCACAATACAAATCACTCAAATCAGTTCCACCTAGTGGAGCACCGAACCATTGCTTAGGTGCAATAACTTTCTTGCTATCAGATAACCAGGCACCCCACCAAGAGAACGTGCTGTTACCAATAATGTGGTAGTCACACTTAGCCATAAGAGCCATATCAGTGTAGGCACAGTCAGTCTCTGATACAAAGAACCTTTCATCGGGGAATAGTTCTTGACCCTTAGCCCACTCGGGATCATCTGTAAAGACAATACAACGTGCATCTTCAGGCATCTCTGCTAATGCTTTCTCATAGTAATCCAAACCAAGAGCTTCGTGGTTGGGGTTAGTGAGATAGTCTGTGCGGCGAACGTGAATAGCAATGAGTTCTCCACTTAGATGTGAACGCATCTCGGTTGCTAGGTCTGCATATTCTTTCTTGAATGTAAATGCTTCTTTGACGTCTTGCTTACAGTGAGCAAACCACTTCTCAGACTGAAAGAATCCATAGAGATTGCAATCCTTACGTGGTGGATTCTCAAATAAGTTTCTATCAAACTGAAAGTGTGCTTCATTGACGGTAGGGAATCTACTGATACCTACACCATCAGGTTTCAAATCAAATGCTTCATAGATTGTACTACGTAGCTCTGTGTAATAGTGAGCACCAAATGTGCTCTTATGGGGAATGCAGAACTTACGTCCGTGCTTCCTAGCCATACCCAATAGGGCAGCATACTGGAACATCTGGTTACCCAAGTGTCCCAAGTTCCCCATATGATTGAAGGAAAAGGTCATATCAAAGTTGCTCCAAGATTTCAGAAAGCATTTCAAGGTGGTAATCAGTCACAAAGTGGCTGTTACCAATATATAGTCCACGATCGTGGAGGATATCTGCATTAGGGCAATGTGCTGTGTAGTTCCTTAGGAAAGGTTGTTTTAGCAAGTTACCACCAACGACAGGACGATACTCAACACGATACTCTTGTAGTAGTTGTTCCAATCTATCGTGGGTATCCCTCTTCTTAGAAATCATAGGGAAGCAGAAGCTGGAAATGCGAGCAGCATTATACATCGGCAAGTGGAACTTATCTTGGTGCCCACTCATAATCTGGTGGTAGGTAGCATAGTTCTGATTACGATCAAAGATCATATCATCAAGACGCTTCAACTGTGACTGACCAAGTACAGCACCTATCTCATTATTGCGGAAGTTATATCCATCAGTGACGAATAAGAAGCGTGGGTCAATCTCAGGATAAAGGGCAGAATATGTATTTGAGTAGATAGACTCTCTAGCCATACCGTGTGAGCGCTTGATACGCATTAGGTCGTATAGCTCAGGATCATTGGTGCTTACCATACCACCCTCTACGGTAGTCATATGGTGCCCGAAGTAGAAGCTAAACGTTCCACCAACATCACACAAGCCAGCCATTGTACCGCCCTCTACGACCGCTCCGTGGCTCTCACAGACGTCTTCCAGGATATGTGCGTGGGGAAAGATCTTTTGGAACTCTTCAACCCGTGCAGGGAATCCTAGGAGGTGTGTGACGAAGATACCAACAATGTCCTTATGATCGCAAGCAATAGTCTGTAGTGAGCTGATATCAAAGCTGAAGTCACTTAGATTGATATCACAGAATACTGGTGTTAGATTATTCTGAATAATGGGAGAGATATTAGTAACCCAAGTACAAGCAGGTACGATAACCTTTGCACCATCTGGAATATCATACATCTCCTTCCAGGCTGATACTAACAATGAGTTAGCAGTAGAACCTGAGGACACGAACAATGAGTGATCACACCCAAGCCATTCGCTCCATCGTTTCTCAAATTCACGGACCTGAGGACCATTAGTGAGGCGACTATTAGTCAATATAAATTTAGCCATCTTGAGACGATCACGGAGTGTGACCGTATCATCCATAAGTTTCCAAGAGTAATCAGACATTTTTTAGGTACCAGCGATAAGTTTGTGTTAGACCATATTCAAAGCTGGTCTTCGGCTTCCATCCTAGCGCATTCGCCCTAGATGAGTCAAGTAGTTTACGTGGATTTCCATTGGGCTTAGTGGTGTCCCAAGCAATCTCACCTTCAAAACCAACAACCTTAGCAACTGTTTCAGCCAGCTCTTTGATTGTAATGTCTGTACCAGTTCCAGTATTGATATGACCAGACTCAGAGTAGTTGTTCATAAAGAAGATGGAAGCATCAGCCATATCTTCCGAGAATAAAAACTCTCTCATTGGTGTTCCGTCACCCCAACATTCAACACGTGCCGCACCAGCTTGCTTAGCTAGGTGGAAACGATTCATTAGTGCTGCTAGGACGTGACCGTTTTGTCCGTCGAAATGGTCTCCAGGACCATAAAGATTAGGAGGCATAATGCTGATAGCATCAAATCCGTATTGCTCACGGTAGAAGTCACACTGCTTGATACCTGCGATCTTGGCGATTGCGTATGCGTCATTGGTTGGCTCTAAAGGTCCTGTAAGTAGTTCATCTTCATTCAATGGGTGCTGACGACCAGCGGGATAGATACAAGATGTACCTAAGAATAGTAGTTTCTTTACACCTGAATAATATGATGAGTCAATTACATTACACTGCATCATTAGATTGTCGTGTAAGAACTCAGCCTTACGAGTCTTGTTAGCCATAATACCACCGACTAGGGCAGCACATAGGAAAACATAATCAACTTTATTAGCACCAAACCAGGCACGAACATCTCTCTGTTCGCGTAGGTCTAGGTCTCTGCTACGTGGTAGCAATAGTTTTGTGTATCCTTCAGAGTGGAGGCGAGAGCGAATAGCTCCCCCTGCTAGACCACCTGAACCAAAAATAGCGATAGTAGATTCTTTGTTCATCATTGTCCGTTTAGTACCATTTCTTCAACTAGGGATGTGAAGTCAATCTTAGGTTCCCAACCAAGTACATCTCTTGCTTTGGTAGCGTCACCTAATAAAGTCTCTACTTCTGCTGGGCGGAAGTACTTCTCATTGACTCTAATAACTGTACGGTTTGTATTGAGGCAGTAGCCAAACTCATCCAAACCTTCGCCGCGCCACTCGATATTGAAACCGAAGTATGGTGCTGCTTCCTCTACAAAATCCTTGACCGAATACTGGCGACCAGTTGCGATAACA